TTATCTAATCTCTAATATCTAGTAAAGAATCCTTGTAGAAACCTTAGAAGAAATCATGTAAGAAATCTTACAATGCACCAAGCAACCATGCGGGTTTATGGTCCTCGCAAATGAAAATAGGGAGTAATGCACCAGGTAGCGCAGATGATCCGGAAATTGCAGAAGTTCTCGTGAGTGCGAAAACATTTTAGCAAAAACTCGTAAAATAGAAGTATATCTATTGACAAATACGCAAGTGCGAGTTATAATATAACCATAATCAAACAAAACAATTTGATTAAATCCGAAGGAAGGAGGAATTACCAGTTGGGTAAGAAAGGTAAGAAGAAAGACTTTTCCACAAAGGAAAAGGAACTACTTGAAATCGAAAACCTTAAATTACAGAAGAGAGAAAAGCAGGCCAGCATAATCTCCACCATAGTAATCATGATTGTGTCAGTGATTACGGCAATTCTGAAATGGTTAGGTTTGATTGATTAAGTAGTTCCCTTAACGGTCGGGAGGCAGCAACACCGCCTCTCAACTGTTAAGTCTATCATAAAGGAGGCTGATTTGGCAATGAAGAAATTGAGACAGTTCCTACAGTCGGTGTTGTTCATCAACTTTATGGTCGGCATATACGACGGTATGAGAGCGAAGAATTTGGTGGCAATTTTGATAAATGGAGTAGTGGTACTGGCACTGATCGCCGGAGAAAAGAAAGAGAGGTAAACGATATGAAGTGGGACGTAAAACACGATAGAGCAAAGAAGGTATTAAATCATTTCCTGGATAATGCAGGATATTGGACCGAGACAGAGAGCTTGACAGAAGGACTTACCGAGGATGAAATCCAGGAAGTAAGCGCAGAGGTAGCAACGATGATTCAGAGCATCACAAAGAGATACAAGCTGGATGTTATGCTTCCTGCAGAGCCGGTAGTCAAGGATGAACCGGCGGTCGAGGAGAAAGCTGAGGAGCCGGTGGCTGAGAGACCTGCAGAAGAGGTCAAGGAAGAAAAGCCGGTCGAAAAGCCGAAGAGACGTGGCAGAAAGCCGAAGAAAGAGGAGGTTGCGTAGGATGGCATACGAGAGAAAGACAATAGACACCTGGGAGCTGCAGTTAAATTATGGGTACGGATGGGAGTACACCTTGACCGAATACACAAAGAAAGAGGCAAGGGAGAGGCTGAAAGAATACAGAGAGAACCAGCCGCAGTACCCGGCACGACTGGTCAAGAAGAGAGTTAGAAAGGAGGCGATTGCGTGAGCACAGCGGCAAAGCTGACAGCAGAGCAGGTTGAGAACCTGGCAAAGGAGATTCGAGAGTTTCTGTTGGAGCATGGGCTATGGCAGGACGTTGATATTTACTTCAACGGAAAGAAGTACACGAGTTACGATCCGGAGAACGGAAAATATTATTACAACGACAGGGAGCATCTGATCGAAGTGGCAGACCAGCCGGAGAGACATTTTGAATATGTTAATCCGGAACACATTCTCAGCATGAGTTTTGAAGGACCGGTATGTGAGATGCTGTACTACGGCATCCTTCCTTCGGTCAGAAAAGAATTTGACAAGATATTCGAGAGATACGGCTTGTATTATGAGTTCGGGCATCACTGGAATTTCAGTTGCTATTACATCTGAGAAAGGAGAAAGTGCAATGAATATTGGCGTGGAAGTATTAAAGGAAAGCGTAATCAGAGTGCAGTCACAGTTAAATGACTGGATGGATTGCGTGTTTGTTGTAAGCAAAGATGATGAAGAGAAGGCGAGAGAGGTATTGGAGAAAGCCTGGGACAGTTTTTGGGAAGATGGAGACGGTTGGTGCTACGGCAATTACCTAGAAGATAAGCTGGTAAATGCCGGTATTGCATTCGATGCGTACTACGCAGATGCGGAGGAATGAGGACATGGAAGAATACAAGGACATATCAAGAGGCTTGAAAACGCTTCTCGACAAGGCAGAAGAAATGGGGTGGAACTGGGAAGCCTACATTGAGCCGGACAGCAGAAGAACCTATGTTGAAATTGGGCAGTCGTCACCTGCAGGCGAAGATTTCTCCATGACGATTGATTTCGATGAAGAGAACCAGGCGGATAGTTTCAAGGACAGCCTGGAATCCTACTACGAAGATTTCGACATCGACGAGCATATTGAAATGTGGATAGAAGCCAAGAGAAGCGGAACGAGTGGAGTTCCTTCCACAAGGGAGCTTGTAAAGGATGCAGAAGCCATTGACGGCATGATATTGGAACTGTCGCAGGCCTTGCAGAAAGTAAACATCCCGGTACTGGTTGGCAGTTACACGCCGCCGGATGAAAACGGAGAAGGCGAGAAGATCGTCCGTGAGTTCTACGGACAGGGGCATATCTTCAAAGACGAAGATGCGTTTTACCACAGACCGGATGATCCGTGCTACATCCCGGAATTATCCGATACGGTGTACACGAGAAACAGCATCCTGCAGGAGTGCAACCAGCAGGACGATTTGGCAGAGGAAGTTTTCGAGGCACTGGACTGGCAGCACGTAAGTAGCTTGCTGGAAGATTGGCAGAGAAATGGAGAGTTAGATACCTGCAAAGAATGCGGAAAGATGTTTAACTGCTACGGAGTAACGAAGTGTCCGTATTGCGGGGCAGATTATGAAGGAGGCGATGAATAATGGGTTACACCTGGTTGGGAATGCGAAAGCTGACCGGGGAAGAAGTTCTGCAGAGACACGAGAAGGGCGAACTGGCCGGATGTTTCAGACTGTACGACGACAACAGCGAGGCTATGATCGACAGAGGCTATGACTTTGCAGGCGACATCCTGGCACACCACAAGAAAGGCGGTGAGTTCGGAGAAGAGATTGACACAATAGACCTGGAACTGGCAGACGGAAAGAAAATAACAGCACCGGCGGTCGTGGACGTATCGGCACTCGGATGTATGGACGAGCTGGAATATGAGTTGTGGCACGTGATCGAGGACTACATGGTTCAGTTCGGTATCAGAACGCAGGATGATGAACCGGACTGGGCGACAGTCAAGGCGGTGCAGGATTGTATCTTAAATCAGTTTATAGGCGCAGGAGTCAATTTTAAGTTATTTGATGATGAAACACAGGCTGAGATAAATAAAAGGTTCAGAGAGAAGGAGAATGAGGCAAATGGCAAATAAGAAAAACGAGAAGCTGGAAGTTGTGAAGGTAGCATTGGAAATTGTACTTACCCAGGAAGATATTGACGACATTATGTGCGGAGCATTGGAAGGAGGCATAAATTACTGGTGCGACGAGGCGAAGGTGATGGGCGGCTACCTCGGAGAGTACGGAAGTGAACAGATTGCAAGAGGCGGTAAGCTGAGACTGCATCTGCCGGAGCCGTTCGACAAAGACGATACGGAGTATTATGAGCTGGACTTAGAGAAGTTTAAGAAGGGAGTTGAACTGTGGGCGATAACACCGGTCGGCTGCAACTGCCTGGAACAGATCGACGGAAAGATCCGATTCGATACCTGCAATGCGGACGCAATCGTGTGTGATGCGATTATCCAGTATGCGCTATTCGGTGATGTGATTTTCGGTTAGGAGGCGAGATTATGGCAGCACTTGCGGTATTAGCATTCCTGGTATTTGTAGGACTGGGAAACAGAAAGTAGGTTAGAGCAATGAGCAAAGGGATTGTAACAGATTATCCGGAGATTTGCTTTATCTGCGGCAGACCATCAGAGGCCGAGCATCATTTGGTGTTCGGCACTGCTGGCAGAGAACTGAGCGAAAAGGATGGACTGAAAGTGCCGGTGTGCAATGATTGTCACAACATGGGAGACATCCTCTGCAGAATACACGGAAACCCGATGGCAGAGAGGATGTCAAAGATAATCGGACAGCTGGCCTGGGAAAAAGAATACGCCCTGCAGAAGGCAGATGAATTTGCAAGGATTATTGATGAAGGCAGGGAGGAAGGCGAAGTAAAACAGATTATCCATAAGGGAGGCAGAGAAGCCTTCCGGAAAAGATATGGATGTTCGTATTTGTAGGAAGGAGGCAGACAGATGTTAGGCGGAGGACCATACGAAGCGACCACCTGCCCGGAATGCGGCAGTACGATATGGAACGGCAGATGCGAAAATCCGGATTGCAAGTATCACTGGCATCCGGAAGGAGAGGAGGACGAGGAAGAATGACATTAAGAGAAAACGCAGCGATACTGGAAACATACCTGCATAATATCCGGAACATCGAAGAGATGCCACCTGGCCCGGCAGAGTTGGATGCGCTGGATGCAGTGGTGGAGGCTATGAAAGCTGCAGTTGAAAATGTGGAGTACGGAGCATTTGCCTGGGACAAGCAGAGAGGCGTGTTTGTTCCAATAGGCAGACCGGTACTAGCGAAACAGCTGTGTTTGAACAGGTACCAGGAGAGAGTAAGAAACGGAGAGATACCGAGCTGGATTGAGCCGGAGAAGTTTAAGATTTTGAAGAGAACGGTCGTTGAGATAGCAAGCGACTGGAATTAAGTTTAGGAGGATGAGATTATGCCAAATCATGTAAAGAACGTAGTGAAAATGGAAGGAATTACAAACCTGCCATTATTTGTAGAGGAAGATGGAAAGAAATGCTTTGATTTTAATAAAATTATTCTTATGCCGGAGAGCTTGAATATCGAAAGCGGCTCTATGACAGATGAATGCGCAATGTACTATTTGACAGAAAAATGTACAATTCCAGTAGGATGTCTCGATGCAGAAAAGATGAAAACGGCAAAAGGAATAATTGGCAACCTGTTTTCAAAGCAGGAAGATTGGCTCAGAGAAATCTTTAACAGGGCTATGACGAGAGCCTACAAGGAGACTGAGGCAAAAAAGACAGAGATGTATGAAAAAGGCAAGACATACATTGAAAATTATGAAAAATACGGTTGTACCACATGGTACGACTGGTGTACAAAATACTGGGGTACGAAGTGGAACGCATATAGCAACGAACAGAGGGATGAAGATACGATAGAATTTGAGACAGCCTGGAGTAACCCGGAGCCGGTAATGTTAAAACTGTCAGAAATGTACCCGGAAGCCACAATAGAACATTGGTGGGCGGATGAAGATATGGGAAGCAACGATGGCTACAGAGTTTACAGAGGCGGGGAAATCGTTGAGGGAGACTATTGCGATACGTGCAGCAACGAAGCCTATGAAACATACATGGAGTGCTGGGGCGAGAGCGAATGCTTATACAAGGATGATGAAGGACTGTGGCAGAGAAGAAGTTGCGAAGAATGCCACGGATGCGATTAGGAGGTAAGAAATGAAGAATACATTAGGAGACTTGAATAACCACCTGTTCGCTCAGCTGGAAAAGCTGGGAGACGATGATCTGACAGGAGAAGAGCTGGAAAGTGAGTTAAAGAGAACTGATGCTATATGCGACATTAGTGAGCAGATCATCAAAAACGGAGAACTGCAGTACAAGGCGATGAAGCACATGGACGAGTATGGGTACGAAAGACAGAAAGCAGTTCCGGAAATGCTCGAAGTTCATGCGG